ATAGCAATGAATACATCGCTGTCTGGTTCTCTCGAAATGCAAACGAGTCAAAAACTCGCAAACATACTAGAGCCCGTGGTAGAAGAGTCTCCCGTAGGGGCTGCTAAGGCAGCCCTTACGTTAAAGGTCTCAGAGTCACTGCAGGTCATCATTGGTGCCTATCATTTATACGGCTTCCGCCTACCAAATGACAGGACACTAACCCGAATTCTCGCAAATACAACAAAGCACTGGGTATCTTTGGCGGATGAGTGCCAAGGCAACTGGATGAAAATAGCAAAGTACAAACTTGCTGCTTTCTTCTCAGTACACCTAGGACTTACTCTCCCCGCCAAACCATTCAATGCTCGCGATGAACCAGGGATCCTCTTGGGAGGGGTTGCCCATCTATGGTTAAAGCGCTTTATGCGCCAAACTGACAAAAGCAACAAGATCTCATTTCTTCAAACGATCAAGCAGACCAAAAAAGGTATGCCCAGACCGTCCAAGGAAGAGCTCGAGTTAGCTAAAGTCAAAACCATTGAAAAGTTAACCACCCAACCGAGCCAAGACCCACCCTGCCTATTAGTAAAGGCATGGGAGGAAGCTGAAGATTTTGAATTCTCCACTAAACTAGACATAAACCTCAATCTCTATACCGCGCAAGCGCAGTTAGAAAGAAGGGTAGACGAATTGTTTAGGGAGAAAACCCTATCATACAGCGACCGAGTCAAGGCACAATTCCCATCCACAAGCGCCACGTACAACCGATCAAGATCGGAGCGAGGTGCTTTGGGGGAAATTCTGGAACACCCCGAAGTTCTTAAAGGACTAAGGAGGCCAGGGGGATACATGATGACAAACATGCAGTCCGCGCACGCTGATGACGAACAAATTGAGCCAGAAGAGTGGTACGACATAAAGTTTTTACAAACTCGCGAACCAATCTTCGATGCAGCCTGTGAAGTGTACTGGCATCGACTTCTAAAAGAAGCGCAAAAAGAGGTGTTTATGGTGGAGGCCGTCGCATTGCCCGAACCTTTAAAGGTTCGGATAATAACGAAGGGTCCTGCACTCACACAAACTCTCATGCGTCCAATATGGAAGAAGATGCACACCACACTTCGAAACACAAAGACCTTTTCCCTTATAGGGACGCCACAAAGCGAAGCAAGTATTCTTGATGGACTCGGATATCACCTTGGAGAAGAAGAATTCTATCTCTCAGGCGACTACGAAGCCGCAACAGACAACTTGCATAGCTGGGCAACAAAGGTTGTGTGGAGGCGCATTGCCAAGCACTTGAAGCTGTTACCCATTGAAGTTTCCTTAGGTGAGAAATTACTCACGGAAAACATCATTGAAGGCAGACAACAAGTGACTGGGCAGCTCATGGGCACCATCTTGTCCTTCCCTATCCTATGCATAGTCAACGCCACCGCCACAGCATGGGCATACGAGTTGTCGGTTAAAGAGGCAAAACCTCTAGCCAACATCCCAATGCTCATCAATGGAGATGACATTGCCGCAAAAGGAAACGCTCGGTTCTATAGCCTATGGAAGATTATTACATCTTTCTTCGGGCTAAAGGAAAGTATCGGAAAGACCTACTTTAGTAGGGATTTCGTTGACATCAACTCCACCTCTTTTCAAAGAGTAGAGGAGGACGTATACATTCCTTGTCCAAACAGAAACCCAAATCAACTGCCGGTCCTTCGCAAGACACGTCTGCGAGAGATTCAGTATGTTAATTTTGGGCTCCTAACTGGACTACAACGGAGCGGGAAAGCAAGAGAGGCAGGAACAGACGGCCGCGCCCTATTAGGGGCGCGAGCACGCGAGTTAATCCGCCTCAGCCCACCACGATTTCATAATGAAATCATGGATTCATTCGTCAGCATAAACTTGAAGACACTTAAGAGCTGCGGTAACATTCCATGGTACATACCGGAATGGTTAGGAGGTATAGGATTACCGTCGGGTCCTTGGGGAGGACCCAGTATGACTGATAGATTTCAGGCACGCTGGATACTCACCCAATGGAACCATAGACGACCAATCCCAACTAACTACACCAAACCGGAATGGAAAACATGGATCCTCGCTTCCACCAAGATACCTGTTCACTCTTACTCTGAAAGTAAGGAGTCAGCAGGCGTCAAGTTGTATGCAAGGACCGTCGCTCAAAAGTGCGTCGACCTGCTATTTGACAGCAATTATGAGTTAGATGATCTATGCTCAATGGAATCAAATCCAACGGCTAAAATTATCGAACATAATAATGCAATGTGGATCCCTGTATTCCAGGGAAAACACATAAGTCCAATGGCAGACGACGAGCTTCAATTCAGGGCTAGATACCCTAGTCTATACTCAACGCACGCGATGATAGAAATATCAAACTCTGAGACCAAACCAAAACATCGGGTCTACGATCTTGACTAAGGCTCAACGACAATTCATAGTATTAACGTCTATGAAGAGCCACCATTAGTCTGAGGTATAACTCCTTCAAAAGGAGTTGCTGCGGTTCTTTTGCAGCTACCCACCTCGATCGATAGTTTA